CGCAAGTGTCGCGTCCATGGTTCAAGACGCCGCACCTTTGTTCGGTTAACCTTTTCAATCCCTATAGTGAGTTAAACTCCATGGCGACAAACCAATATTCGCAAGCTAAGCTTGCAAAAACCTTTCGAGTCGGCGCTGAGGTTACTTCCAGCGCTATCCGCTCTTTTCTCTCCGGGATCGACTCGCCCCGCGCGTTGACCGTCTGGCTACTATTCTCTAGTGGCGAGCATGATCAACTTACGGAGCTGTCGATAGACCCCGGCGACTATCTTGATCCCTTTACCTTTCGGGACGATTTTCTTGCGACGTCATTTTTATCGAAGGCAGAATTTCTATCCTGCTCTCATAATAAGAAGACCGTCGCGATTGAAAAGTTCCGTAAGATGGAAGATCAGTGTCGTTCGACTAATGCCCGGTTTCGTCGATTAGAACAGGAAATAATCGATCCTGTTCTCGCTTCATTGCTTTCTGCAACTAAGCGTAAAATATCTACGATTCTAGGCGATTTTTCGATTGAGGAAGTGCTTAGCAAAGCGGGATGGGGGCCTGGTGTCACTACGAAGCTACACGGTCGTGATGCTAACCCTATATCTAAGTTTCGTTTTGAAAACGAAGCGACTCCTAAGTTATGCCACCTGATGAGCGAGCTTCATTGCCTCGCTTATCCGCAATGGTGGAGCGCGTCTTCTCTTGATGAAAGTCAAGAATGCAGACGTCACTTCATCCCTGTGAGCGGTAATTCCATAATTACCGTCCCGAAGAACTCAAAGACCGACCGTGTCATTGCCGTTGAACCAGGTTTAAATCTCTGGTATCAAAAGGGCACTGGTGCTGTCATCCGTGAGCGTCTTCGCTTTGCGGGGGTCGATCTAAATACTCAGGTGAGAAACCAGCAGCTAGCGAAGAAGGGATCTATTGATCACTCCCTAGCTACTGTTGATTTCTCTTCTGCGTCTGACACTATCTCCAAGCGGACCATCGAAGAGCTCATAACAGACTCTCGATGGTTGACTTGGCTTAGTTGCCTAAGATCGCCCCAGGGTAAGCTTGGACACGACATTATCCATTGGGAAAAGTTTTCCTCAATGGGCAATGGCTATACGTTTGAACTCGAGTCACTCGTGTTCTACGCCGCTGCGCTTGCTGTTTGCGATCATCTTCATCTACCGACTACGGATGTTTCTGTATTTGGTGATGACGTAATCCTCCCAGTAGACGCTTATCGTGTCTACCGCCAATTTTGTACGTTCCTCGGATTCACCGTGAATGATCAGAAAAGTTTCTTTTCCGGTCGTTTTCGTGAATCTTGCGGAGCGTACTTCTTTGACGGGATTGATGTTAAGCCGATCTTTCTTAAGAAAGGTCTATCTGATGCAAAAAGCCTTTTTAAATTGGCTAATAGTATCCGGGGTTGCGCTCATCGTCGTAATAATTTTTACGGCTGTGATCGCAAGTTCCTGGCTGCTTGGCGCTACCTTTTTTCGCGG